ATGAAATATGCTATGGTTAGACTTGTGTTTGACAGAAAACACGTTGCAACGAAAGACAAAAAAGGATTGGTACAGCTGGAAGTTATGCACGAAAGAAAGCGTAAATGGTTCTCAACAGGAATAAAAGTGTACGCTGACCAATGGGACGAACGATACAAGGTTGTCAATTCGCCACACACTTTTGAATACAACGATACTTTAGACGCACAACTAAAACAGGTACAGGACTTCATAAAGGACGGAGTACAACGTAACGTTCCTTTCTCATTCGACGAACTTACAAGTTTTATGAAACGCACAAGTGCCAATGATAGCAGTCTGACGTTTATAGAGTTCATTGCAGAACGATTGATTGAGCGTGGAGATATTAGGAAAACTACAAAGAGGGTACACAGAACTCTATTGACAGCACTCGAAGAATTTAAATACATAGAACACTTCTCCGACATAACGACTGCCAATATCACAAAGTTTGATGACTGGTTACACGGTAAGAATTATCTGCAGACAACCATCTACGGCTATCACAAGAGGCTTAAAGCATACATTAACGAGGCTATAAGGTTCGACTACATTACAACCAACCCATACAGCAAACTAAAAATAGAGCGTGGAAAGTCTAAAGGCATAAAGTATCTGTCAATGGACGAACTAAAACAGATAGAACGCTGTACGATAAAAGACAAGGCTGTAGAACGTGTCAGGGATTTGTTTATATTCCAAAGCTACACAGGTCTTTCATACGGCGACTTGGCAAAGTTCGACTTTTTGGAAACAGAAGAACACGACAACTGTTATATCATTAGAGACAAAAGACAAAAGACGGGCGAAGAATATTTTGTAGTAATACTAGACAAAGCTATGCAAATTTTAAAGAAATACAACTACAAACTACCTATCATAAGCAACGGAAAATACAATCAGTATTTGAAAGTCGTTGCATCGTATGCTGGTATAGATAAACCAATATCCTCTCACTGGGCACGACACACGTACGCTGTAATGACCCTTTCACTTGGCGTAAGAATGGAACACATTTCAAAGATGCTCGGACACTCGTCTACCAAAATAACCGAAAGCACGTACGCAAAAGTTCTCGCCACAGATATAAGAAAAGATTTTGAAATGATGCAAGAGAAATTAAAACAACAACCATAAGAAATGTTTCTTTCTTTTCTTTGTTTTTCTTTCTTTTAATTGTGAAAGAATGTAAAAATAGAAAAAACGAAAAAATTTTTTCTCGTGCGTATTATAATAATATTTTTCTTTTCTTTTTCTTTTCTTTTTATATAATATATTATATATATAGCTTTATCCTAACCGCACGTGCGCGCGAGGGTTAAGAAAAATAAATAGAATTAAACAAAAATAAAGACTTTAAAGATTAATTGTTAAAACAAAAAGACTGAAAATGCAAATTGCGACAAATAGGGAACATTTAAAACTCAAAATATTGATACATTTATAACTATCTGTTGTATAGAAAATTATACGGTACTGCGACAAATAGGGAATATATTTTGCGTTTTTAAATTAAATACTTATAATATACTAATAATCAACTTGTTATATATAATAGCGACAAATAGGGAATATGTTTTAAAATGCGCCAAAACTAAATGTTAAATTAGACTTTTAAAAAATAGGGTGTTTTACTATAAAATATGACTAACTGCGACAAATAGGGAACATCTTTAATAATTAAATAAATATTGTTATAACGCATTGATAAACAGATAAATACAAAGATGTGCGACAAATAGGGAAGTTGTTTTAAAAAATAAATTTATTGTCTTGTAATACATTGTATAACAGTTAATTATATGCAAGTGCGACAAATAGGGAATATGTTTTTCTACTATAGATTTTAATAGAAAAAAGGGGAGCTTAATTTCTCGCTCCCCTTTTTGCCATTTCGCAAAGCCACTTTGATAGGTTCTTTGGCTTTGCTTTTTTCTATCATCTCATTTAGTTCTGTATCTATCGAAATGCAATGGTATACATATATATTGTAGATTAATACTTAATATTCTAATGGGTGTGTTTAGTGTTATCTTCGCAACTGTAATTGAAATTAAGACAGAGTATGATTGACGATGTGAAGTATAAAGGCTTTACGGCTACAGGTTCTGACTATGACTGTGGCGATGGCGAATTGGCTGCCGTAATGGGTTTGCTGCCTGATAATGTTAGTGCAGGTGGTAATATTAGCCTTTCAGGTATTCAGGAGGCTAAGACGGTGCTTAAATTGGGTAGTAAGGATAGTACGGTGCTATATGTGCATCGTGGAGATAAGTATACAAACTATATTATAGTTGATGTTGGCTATAATGCTGCGTCTAATGGTTCTATCGTTGCGAGCAAGTCTAACTTATACAGGGGAGGGCATTTGTATTGGTCTGTCAATGGAACGGACATTCACGAGCTGTATAATTTAAAAGATGATGGCTTGTATCGCATATCTTCTGTTGGTAACACATTAATTCTACTTACAACATCGGGCGTGCAGTATCTTCTGTGGGAGAATGAAAGGAACGCTTATAAAATATTAGGTAGTGAAATACCTGATGTGTCTCTTCTCTTTGGCTTGCAAGGAGAATTGAAACAGAGTGACAAGCTGGACGTTTCAATTGTGAATTTTGACAAAGGAGTAAGTAAAGCTGAATGGGGTGGCTTCTTGAATGATAGACTAAATGACAAATCCACGCTTCGCCTAAAGATTAGGGATAGCGAAAAGAAAGAGATAACAGATTACGTGTTGGGGTATGTGAATAAGTTTATAGCAGAGAATTACGAACGCAATGGCAAATTTATCTACCCATTCTTTGTGCGCTATGCCTATCGGCTGTATGACGGCAGCTTAACGAAGCACTCTGCGCCTATATTAATGATACCGTCTACAGAATGCAGCCCTATATGTATGGAAGAGGGTATGAACTTTTATAAGGCAGGGGATAAGGTGTTCTTCTCTACAACACAAATAAACTACAGTGTGTTTGGAATGGTATGCGATTTAGACTACATCGTAACAGATGATACAGGCGTAATTGAGAAGCTTAAAGTTTGGAAAGATATCGTTAAGTCGGTTGATGTGTACATTTCAGCTCCTATATATACATACAAACAAAGTGGCGACATAGAGTATTTAAATATAACACCTGTTCTTTCATCTGATATGACTACTGTAAAATCTGTTTGCAACTTAAAAGAAGTGCAGGCGGAGGGTAAATATAGTGATTGGAGCTGGATTACAGCGTATAAGAAGAAGTTTAACGTGTCTGACGGTGCGCAATATGCGGACGTTGGTTTTAAGGCGAGTATCGAAATTCCAAAAGTGCCGCTTAAAACAGTATTAGAGAATGTAAAGACGTGCCGCGATTTCTATCTTCTTAAAAGCATTAACATAGAAGAACTAACATCGGGGGTTAGAAAGAAGATAGATATTGATGAGTACTTCCTTAAGGCTCTTGTGAATAGACAGACGATGGCAGATGATTACGACAGCCACGATAGACTTACTGCAAAATATTCGTTTGTGTACAACCAACGCTTAAACCTCACAGGACTTTCAAAGACGCTGTTTAGTGGCTTTAATCCATCGGCTGTAAATACGGCTGTAAACTCTGACGGCATAGAAGTTGCAGAACAGAAAATGAGCAAGGTGCGTGCGTATGTATACGTTAAACAAGGTGGGCGCAACATAGTGGTTGAAAGCGATACAAAGAATATATTCTGTAATGTACCTATCTATTACTTCTATTATCCAAATGCAAATGCCTATAAGGCTATCATTCGCATACAGGGGGACTGGGAATTTGGCGAATGGAATGCAAGCAAGGAACGATACTTCGAGTTGCCGCTCGAAAGCCATATAGGGCTTAACGGTGCATTTTGGTTTGGTAATTTCAGACGGCTGGGCGATATGAAAGAGTTAGACACGGAAGTCTTTAATGGCGTTAATATTCCTATCGTATCAACAAGTGCCAATAGAACTGTAAATATAGCTAACAAGATATACACTTCTAAAGTGAACAACCCCTTTGTATTTCCTATTTTAGGCATTACCACTGTCGGTGTTGGTGAAGTATATGGTATCTCCACTGCTGCAAAGGCTCTTTCAGAAGGTCAGTTCGGACAGTTCCCATTGTATGCTTTCACGTCCGATGGTGTGTGGGCTTTGGAAGTTATGTCCAATGGTGCTTATTCGGCACGCCAACCCATTACAAGGGACGTGTGTGTGGATAAGGATAGCATAACACAAATAGATAGTGCTGTGCTGTTTGCAACGACACGAGGCATTATGATGTTGTCGGGTTCGCAAAGTACCTGCATTACAGAAGTATTAGAGAGTGAAGATGCGTTTAATATGGGTTCTTTGCGCTTTGGTCCTGAAATTATAAAGTTGGCAGGTCTGTTAGATAAACACTTTGATTATATACCTTTTAAACAGTACATACAAGATAGTGGAATGGTGTTCGATTACACACGCCAGCGTATTGTGCTGTACAATCCCACAAAGGCGTATGCGTATGTATATTCGCTCCGTACGAAGATGTGGGGTATGATGATGAGTTCTATTACTCACGGTGTTAATTCATACCCACAGGCATTGGTTATGTGTAGCGATGGCAGTCTAATGGACCTTTCGGAGTATGATAATAGGGACGATGCAAAATTCCTATTTGCTACACGCCCGCTGAAATTTGGTGCGCCTGACGTATTAAAGACTGTTGAGAGTGTCATTCAGCGTGGACACTTTAATGATGGTAGCGTTAAAATGGTGCTGTACGGTTCTGTAGACCTTAACAGCTGGAATATAGTGTGGTCCTCTGAAAATCACTATCTACGTGGCTTTAGTGGGTCGCCTTACAAATACTTTCGCATTGTAGGCTTTGGTAGCCTTACAACGTCGCAAAGTTTGAGCAATGCAAGTGTATCGTTGCGTGGCAGGTTTAATAATCAGTTGCGTTAATGAATAACTAATGATTAAAAGGTATTATAATTAAGTTTGCAGGTATGATAACAAACATTGAATTAGATATAAAGAGAAAAGACGTTTACAACGAAGTGGCGAGGATTAGTGGCTACGTTGGCGCAAAGAGCTTTAAAGAGCAGGACAGACAAGCGGATACTTATACTCGCATAGCTATTACGGATAGCGATAATGAACTATTGGATAGGTATTGGGAGGACTGTTGTGGAAAGGTGGCTGGTGAGTTGCAACGCTTTATAAAGGATATTGTGTCAAACGATAAAAGTAACGATGCCACATTTATAATACAGCCTTTGAGTGATGTAGCACAAAGGAAGACAGTATTGCAAAAGGATTTGTTTAGTTGTTTTGTGAATTTCATTCTGTGCAAATGGTTTGAACTGACGGACAAGGAACGTTGCGAATATTACTTTGCAAACTACAATGACTTTATAAAGGGTATAAGACGCAAGCTGTGTATGAAGTTTGCACCTACAAAAGCTAATTTTGAATAACAAAGAATATGGCAAAGACAGAAATTAAAATTACAATAAAGATTGGCGAGCTGTTCTATGACATAGCCACAAAGACATATCTTGCGAATCGTACGGCTATGAGTGGCGACAAGTATGAGGAAGCAGCTGATGCAACCACAGATAGTTCGGAGGAATGTGAGAACGAACTGTATAGAAGCATACAGAGTGCTATTGCAAAGCTACGCACTCATTTAGGCAAGTATATATATAACTATGAGGAAGTGGAGGAAATAAACAACGTCCTTAAGAACGATATTAAGCGTTCTGTAGACAAAGGATATGTATTTGTTTTTAGTATGCCATATAACTTTAGTGTGTCTTCTATAGACTTCATTTCAGCTGGTTTGCACGACTATATTGTGAATTATGCTATTGGTAATTGGTATCTAAAGACAAATGCGGACGAAGCAAATGCCTATTACAAGATGGCGGAGGGTCTGTTGCCACAGATTTACGAGGCTATGAGCAAACGCACTCGCCATAGACGTGGCACAAGGTTTTAATATAAAGGAGGTTAATATATGGAATTAAAATGTGATGGTGGGTATTGTCAGTTTACAAAGTTGGCAAGCGACAGAGAACAGTTACAAGTAAGCCTGCTGTTTAAGCGTGATGAGCTGTTGCACGACATTAGTAACAATAGCTGGGTGCAAAGCGAAGTATCTGCTTCGGACAATACAAACGCAAAGCAAGAGCTTAAGGATATTGTGCAGGACGAAAACTTGGATAGGGTATTACGTGTTCTGCGATTGGCTCATCAGGAGTGCATAGAGCTGCTGTATGCTTATACGCACACGGATATTGTAGGCGGTGAGCATTTGGACGATGCATTTGCAGACCCTAAGAACTACATTATAGATATGAAAGTGCCTACAACGTTCTCTCACACGTCTTTAGAATATTTGGTTCATCTTATACACGAATATTTGGTTTGTAGCGTGCTAAGTGATTGGATAGGTATTACAATGCCTGAAAATAAAGTGCTGTGGGCGCAAAGGTTGGAAGATATAACAGACAAGATTACGGCTACTATAAACAGGCGGAGTGGACGTGTGCGACGTTCGCAAAGTCCTTTTTAATTGTATATATTTTAAAATGGGGTATTCAATTACGAATACCCCATTTACATTACAACACCTTATTCTCTCCCTCATAGAACTCTACCGATGGGTAGCCTTTGGCGAGTATCTTCTGCTTTAACGCTTCGTCTACTGTGCCAACTACATTCCTAAATATCAAATTCGGTTTATGCTCATCTTGCGATACATCGGGTAGTATCTTTTCAGCAACGATGTTAATATCTAAGGCGTGTTCTTTATTATT